ATGGATAAGTTGCGATTCTTTTTTTCAACATTTTTGTTGGGACAGACAAAAATATGGTATAGTTCTATGGTCTGTTTCTGATCCTCTAATATTTGGGCATCCTGAAAATATTAATCTTCTAAAGGATCGGAACAATTTGGTTCAAAACCAATTCCTATGGTGGGAACATACAGAACATGATGCAGATAAATTTGTTAGTCCTGAAATAGTGATAGAAAGTTTAAATGCAAAATTCCCATGAAACCATTGATGACATATTCGATTTTCTACAAAATAAAACAATCAAAGATGTTGGCTCTGATTACTACGATAATAAGAATTATTTGGTTATTTTATTATCTGATGGTTCTCTCTGCTATATATCTTCTAGCGGCGATTTGTTTATGGCTCTCGAGCGCCATCTCATTAATTAGTAGAAAGAAATAACATGAATATGGAAGATCACACAAAGCATTTATTAGATACAGTTTCGGGAGTTACGGCTTTTGGAGCAGTAATGAAATTTTTACCAGCAATAGCAGCAGTTTTATCAATAGTTTGGTATTGTATTAGAATCTATGAATGGGCGCGTTCTAAATTTAAAAAATAAACCATGCCTTTAAAAGACAAAAGCAATCGGTGTCAGTATTTAAGAGATTGGAAGTCAAACAATCGAGAAAAGAATTTATTTCAACAAGCTCAATACAGAGCAAAAACTAAAAACATTTCTTTTGATATAGAAGTATCAGACATAGTTATTCCTGAAACCTGTCCCATTTTGGGACTTCCTCTAAAAAAATCCATTGATGGAAATCGCGATTTAAGTCCTAGCCTTGATCGCATAGATAATTCTAAAGGTTATGTAAAAGGCAATATTCAAGTAATATCATCAAAAGCTAATACAATGAAATCTACGGCTGATAAAAACGATTTAATTAACTTTTCTAATTGGGTGAAAGAAAATTATGGCAAGTAAATATAGTGAAGCTGGCAAAGGATCAACTAATAAGCTTAAACAAAAAAGCTTGTATGATGAGAACTACGAAAAGATTTGGGGTAATAAAAAGAATAAGCTTTATGAAGAACGCTATTATGATTCCGATGAAACAACATCATGGGATCAAGATAAGGTCGATATGATTGGTCTTAATAACAATACAGGCGATCACTACATTAAATGATTGTTTATAGCGCCAAAAGAAGTCCTATTGAACATAAGTTATTATTAAAAAGATGGTATCGAAAAAGAACTTTTGATAAAAATGCAAGGTTATCCCTTGACATGAAACGATATAGAAAAAAATGGTGGCACTTTAAAACTAGATGGGAAATGTAAATTATACTTTACATCCGTTTTCACTCAAGTAATTGATTTATATAGAAAAGAATGAAAACATTTGCATGAAACTTTAATAAAAAAGGGGCATTTTAAGCCCCTTAATTATTGGTAAATACCGATTTTCTGAAGAACGCTATTCACCTATAAAAAGTTATACTTTTGTATAACTTATTTATTCATTACATACATAGTCACTTCAAAGCCAAAACGCATTTCTGTTGCTGATGGTGTAGTCCACATAATAAACTCCTAAAGTTATACACACGATGTGTATAAAGATTATCGTTTAACGCTAAACATTAAACATCAGTAAAATCATTAAAATGGTAGGTCAGCTTTATCTGATCCATTTATTGAAGTTACTTCAGCTTTAGGTTGAGGTTCTCTCATTGTTACCCAGCCGTCAAAATTGACAGGGATAGATTCTATGAGAAGTGAAGTGCCACCTTGTTTATTGCTCATTGCAACACCAACTTTAGTCCAGCGAGCTTTTGTTTCGCCAGCCGCATTAGTGTATTCGCCTGTTTTAGCGATTAGATCATGGGTTATTGCCATTTTGTATTTCCTTTAAGTTATTAACAGTAGTTTCTATTTCCTGTAAAAACAAGATCACCTTATCTTCCATCATTTTAATATACTCATCATCTCGATAAATACGCTTCACAAATCCTTCCAATCCCGTAAGTTCGGGATCAAAAGAAATGAGATCACAAAACTCTATTTCAGGCATGCAGGCTAATTGCCACATACATTGATCGTAATATTGCTCTAGTTGCTTGCCGCCTGTTAAATAATTGTCCAAGTGGTTTTGCGGATCAGGCACTTTTATTTCAATCAAATATGGCTTGTCAGCAAATACAATTCCATCAGGACTACATTGAGCATTTTCAATTGTAGGATGTTTAACAATGGCTACTTGATCCACAAAAACATTATGTTTAACTTCATACCAGGAACGCGCCAACGGCTCAAGTTCAATACCTCTTATCATTGCGGGCGATTTCCAAGTATCTAATTTTTTTTGTGTTAAATTTTCTCTTATAAGCTCGTTTTTATATTTTCTACGGGTTAAAGATTCACCGCCTGATCGACCTTCAGTAAGCAGGTCTGAAATCCTTGATCCGCCTATCTTCGACACCCGTAAAGCAATCCATTCAGGACTGCCCTGAATTACATCTCTAATAATTCTTTCTTCTAATTTCATGTAGTTTCCTTGTTTAAATTTAAGTTTCTATAAGTAACCCCATCGTGCCATTGTTGATCTATTGATTGCTCATAAAGACTTATTAATCTATCAGGATGAAGCAATAAAGGTTTGTGATCTTTAAAACAAAAAGCATAAAGCAAAGGACATTTTTCAGAGCTATACCATTCCATAAACATAGGAAGCATTTTAATTTCTGAAGCTTTAATATTGGCAGTTCCCTTAACCATTATTAAACCAGCCTTACCATTATTGTTAATATAAAAATCAGGCATATTTCTAATAAAAGTATTGAGATCATAAAAGTTAGGAATCGGATCGTTCTTCTCATCAAAGCCTAATCTTCTATAAAAATATCCTTTTGATTGGCAATATGATTCAAATAATACTTCCGCTATATTGACGACATTATTTCTTTCTTTATAAGAAAATGCGCCATTCATAGTTTAGGGCTTTGAATTTTTCCATAAAGAGGAGCTAATAAGTATTTGTCGCCTAGCTCTCTTTTAATAGCTTCTATTCTTGTTTTGCGGGCTTCTATAGCCATTAATTCTTCAACTGAATAGGGTAGCGTCACTCCGTAAAAATTACTGTTTCTTAATCCTTCCATTATAGTTCTGCCTTTCTTTTATCTTTAGCTTCAATAACCATTTTAGATAGAGTGCGATCATTCTTAACTTCACCCATTACAAAATTATAATTAGACTGTAATTCTTCTAATGATTGTGATTGGGTAATTCTTTGAAGATAATCTGCGGAATTAAGAACTGCGGACTGTCCATCGTCATCGTCTGCATAAACCGCACATAGAGCTGATAAACTATATCGGCGAATGTAGGAAGTTGCTGATCCTAATCCTTGTGAATCTTGTTTTTGAATAGGGCAGACGGCAGTATCCTCAATCCATTCACCCGAGCTATGGAGTAACCTCGTTGTTAGATGGAGTTTATTGTCGTCTGATGGGCTTAATGATTGAAGAATTGCAATGTTATTATCATTAAGTGGTTTTTTAACCGCATCAATAACTGAATTTAAACTGGCAAATTTTGCTTTGTAATGAGGATTGTTAGCATCTTTGACGGCAAATCTTATTTCTTTTTGCGCCGACACTAAAGCTTCAGCAATCTGTTTGATGCTTTCGGAAGTTTTCATCTTATCTTGTCCTTAAAAGTTTCGTTAAATTACATGCGATATTGTATCGTTATACGCCCACTTGGCAAAACTATTTGTTTCATAGTTTTCAGCTATAAACTTTGCAATTCTTTTAATTTCCGCATCATAAACATCTTTAATGCGACCTAGCTTATCATCATTACGATCATAGAGAATATTCTTTACTTGATTTTGAACTTCAATTTCATCATAAAAATCAGAAAAAACTTCAGCGTTAAAAGTAATATGATGCTCAATAAGCTCTTGTAAAGAGATATGAGGTTCTAGGTCTAAAAAATCAGGATCAGGATTCATCATAGTGCGAATATGAATCTTGTGTTGCATCTCTCGTTGCTGGTCACTCATGGAAGCTCCCGTAACTTGTTGATTTGTGCTTATTTTATCCTTATCTTCTTGATTAGGCAACATTTTTATTTCCCCATTTATAAGTATCTTTAATTTTTATCCATTTAGCTTCGGCGGCTTGAAGAAAAGAATATTCATCTAATTTAGCTCCGTCAAAAGTTTCATCGCCAAATTCATCTAATCCACCTTCATCATGAGAAGCCCAAGCTTTTTCAAGATTTTCAGAAATAAGTTGATTGGCTTTGTCATACCAAATAACGCCACCATTTTTAAGATTAAAGTATTCGCATTGATATGGATCACTTGCTTGATCAATTAACCAAAACAATTCTTCAAGGTCACGATAAGCAAATATACCTACTATTTGTCTATCATCATAATGACGAACTAATGCGGTAGCCATATTATTTACCCATCCATTCAAATACCATTGGAGTTAAAATATAAAGGCAAATTGCAAACCAAGCCCAAAAGGCGGTAGCAAAGATACATCCGAGAATTAAGTCTTTTTTCATCTTGTCTTATCCTTTCTTATTCAATTTCTGATTTATAGGGATCAATTTGTGTTTGAACATACTCGTAACTACCACTTTGCGAATTATGCTTGAGTTTTGAATTAGGTGCAACAAATTCGTATTTGTCGGCAGTCCAATTGTATTTAAGCTTGGCATCTTTAGGGGCGTAGTTATATTTATTCTCAACCCAGTTATATCGAAGCTTGGGTGATTCACCCCCGACCGCTAGGATCGAGAGTGCAATTAATAGTGTGGTTAATAGTGCTTTCATTGTTGCACCTCATACACACCAACTAAAGTTGCTGATTTATCCCAAGAATAAGAACCTAATGCAGATTTGTCAGCAGATTGTTTTGATCCATGCCAAGTAACTGCAAAACCATGATCTTTAACCCATCTTTTATCTGTTGCAAATGATGAGCGATAATTATTATTGTGATAAAGACAATATGCTTCTTTTGCGCGGGGGCTAGTGCGAACAACTACATATTGATATGTAGTATTAGTAGTTCTTTCGAATATTCCAACAGGTGTATTTGCTATTAGTTTCATATCGTTTCCTTATAGTTTCTTGTTAATAAATTGTGTTGCTAGGTGTTATTATGCCTATATCAAAATTAAATACAACTATTTTTTAAATATTTTATGAAAAATAATGAACACCTGGCACAGACTTTGCTTATTAAATGGTTTAGGCTTCAATATCCGTTAATGTCTAAATGTCTATGGGCTATCCCAAATGGGGGCGCTAGGCATATCGGAACGGCCATTAAATTAAAACAAGAGGGAGTAACCGCAGGCGTGGCTGATTTGTTCCTGATGATTCCAGCAAATGGCCTTCATGGCCTATTTTTAGAGATGAAAGCCGATAAAAGTGCAAGATTACAACAAAATCAAATAGACTTCCTTAATCTAGCAGAATCAATGGGTTATGGTGCAGAAGTGGCTTATGGGTTTGAGGAAGCTCAAAAAATAATACAAAAATACTTGCACGAATCATAGAATTCGTTTAATAATAAAAAAGACAAGATAAAAGAAGGGAAACTAATTGCATTACTATCAACACAATATATCAGACTACAGGGCTGATACAGGCCACCTAACCCTATTGGAGCATGGTTGTTATCATCAACTGCTCGATCAATATTATCTTAATGAAGAACCGCTTCCATTAGATATAGACAAAATATTTCGATTACTTTCAGCGAGGACACAAGATGAAAAGAATGCTATTAAAAATGTGCTTAAAGATTTCTTTATTGAAACTGAAGCTGGTTTTATTCAAAGACGGGCTGATGATGAGATTAAATTCTATCATAATAGGGTAGATCAAGCTGCAAAGGCAGGCCGTATAAGTGCCGAGAAACGGGCGAATTCCAACGAGCGTTCAACGGGCGTTCAACGGATGTTCAACCAACTAATAACTAATAACAAAGAACCAATAACTAATAACCATATAGATATATTGTCCGATTTTGATATATTTTGGCAAGAGTATCCAAAAAAGGTTGGGAAAGAAGCAGCGAGAAAATCTTGGAATAAGATAAGACCTAATTTACAAGATGTTCTCAAAACTCTTGCTTGGCAGAAAAATAGCAAGCAATGGTTTGAGAAGGGTGGACAGTTTATTCCTAATGCTAGCACTTATTTAAATCAGCATAGATTCTTGGATGAGCCGTCTGTATCAGTAACATTTTAGGAAAGAAGATGATCAATGAAGTCTTATGTTTATCAGCTCTTATGTGGGGCGAAGCAAGGGGTGAAGGCAATATTGGTATGGTTGCAGCAGCTTATACTGCAATTAACCGCAAAGCCGATCCAAATTATCCGAAAACTATTTGTGAAATAATTAAGCAGCCAAAGCAATACCAATTCTTGGATTATGGTATGCCGACTAAAACACAGATAGCTTATTTAGAACCGCTTGCAAAAGCGATTTTAGAAAAAAGGATAAGCGATCCAACAAGGGGCGCAAAATGGTTTCATACTAAAAATATAAAACCATATTGGGCTAAAGATAAAACGATTAAATTATCATACAATAATCACATTTTTTATTAGATAAAAAAGGACAAGAAATGATAGAAGATAATACAATGCCATCTCTTGAGCTTTGGGTGAAACAGTTACAAGGATCACTCGATGTTCAAGAGATAGCTAAAACTAAACCAGCACCGATTGAAGATGTAGTAGCTCCCTATTCGGTATTTTTAAGGCACTATGATAAAGTTGGACTTTGTGCGGCCACAAATAAAAGACGCGCTAGCCGATGCAATGTAGAATTTGTATTTGATGGCAATAGCCGTAAACTTAAAAATGTAAGAATGATTAATCAAGATGAAGAATAAAGAACCTGATACTAAAGAATGGCTTTTAAAAGTCCATAGACAAACACAAGTTGATCTTGCGTATCGCAAACAATTAGCTCAAGATGTTAATCAGCTTGTAGAAGCTTTAGATTGGATGGTTGAAACTTTTACTCAAGGCGATGCAAGATGGAATGATGTTCCTTGTGTTAGAAATGCGAAGGTTATATTAGAAAAACTTAAAGGATAAGACAATATGGAAACTATAAAGGCCTGGATGATAGAAGAATTTGATAATAATAATAATTTAGTTTGGAAAATGATTTCATTCTTTCCGCCTGACAGTTTGGAGTGGATGTCAGATATTCGTGGTAAGAAGCATAATTTAGTAATATCCGAGTTAGGAGTTATCACTTCTAAAAAAATCAATGGAGTTGAGAAGAAATATGATTCTTCAAAATTTGTGGTTGGCCTTTAAGGTTGTTAGTTTTGCTTTGTGGGCGATTGTATTCTTGGTTGTTTCACTCATCTTATTTTATATATGGGAAGAATTTAATGACTAGATTTATAGATTTTGCAATAAAAATATTAATAGTAGGCGGTCTTTTTGGTATATTTTTAGGATTATCATTAGTGTTAGAATTAACATTTATCCGATGAGTAACTTTATGGAAGTCTTATTTCGTTATTTAGTCTTTGATGATTTAGGCGAACCTATCCGCAGATTTAGAACAAAGCATGAAGCCGAATGTTATATTTTGCACAGAGGTAATCATACAATTAAAAAATTACCAGCTCCACCAAAAGAAAATGTATTTGATTTAATAACAGACGAGCCATTATTTTGAGCCATATCCTAATTATTATTACAGGTCTTATCTATTCATATATTAGCGTTGAGCAATTTTATCTTGGCAATAATGGAATGAGTGTTTGCTATTTTGGCTATGCGCTTGGAAATGTTGGTTTGTATATGATGGCTAAATAAAAGGATTTTAAATGACACAAGAAGATAAGATAAGTTTTAAATCTATGATGGATACGCTTTCAGCAATCTATCAAAAACAACCATTAGATCAGGATACATTAAGAGTTTGGTTTTATAAACTTGAGAAGTTTGAATTTAGTATTGTTAGTAAAGCTTTTGATAAGCATATTGATAACAGTAAATTCTTTCCCAGTATTTTTGACATTTTGCAATTATGTAGGGAAAAGCCAATTGAATTTGCCAGGCTAGAAGCACCGAAACTATCTAAAGAAGCTAATGCGGTCTATGCGGCTAATGTTAATAGATTTGTCCAGGACAACATTATTGAGGATAAGAAGCTAAAAGATATGAGGGCTTGGGCGCATAGGATTATTGCTAACCCAAAAAATTATCCAGCTATATCGCTTGAGTTTGCTAAAGAAGCGGTAAGTGCAAAATGATAAAACAAGAAGCTTTATTTGAGCTTCCAAACATTGCTCAAAAGACTTATCGAGCAATTAGGCATGATGTAGTAAGAGATAGGCAAAGAAAAAATATTGCCAGCACAAATCATACGACAGAAAAAACTTTGCAAATAGAAAGAGTTTTAAAAGGAAAGTCAAATTTAAAAATATTAGAATTGTTTTGTGGCGATGGATTATTAAGCTCAAAATATAAAGACTACGGAAATTTAGTAGCTTTAGATAAAAGATCAGGAACAGGTGATTCTTTTATTGAATATCATAGGTTTATAGCTGACAAGAAAAAGTTTGATGTTATAGATGCCGATCCTTATGGTTTTCCATCTAGGCTTTTGCCTGATATATTTTTATTGATAGATGACGGCATTTTTTTTGTAACTGTTCCTATGCCGCATGTAAATATACCTAATGGAATATTTAAAACTCATCTTCAATGCTATTTTGGAAATGACAAACCTAATGAAGATGAAATAAGTGAAAAAATTGCTGAATATGGATTATGTCATTGGCGTAAAGTAACGGAAATTGAATGCATTAATATGGGAAGAATGTGGCGATTTGCTTTTAATGTTGAAAAAATTAAATCAACTGATTATACGGGGGTTAGAAATAGATAATGGAAAATAAATGGAGCAAAGTAAGTAAATATTGCATTGAGCGCAATAATTTTTATATATCCCGTTACACTCTTGCGGATGGCGCAAATAGATTTGTATTATGGGATGGACACAAGATGATTAAAATACACGATAACGCACAGGAATTAAAAGATGAAACAGAAAGATTGGATCGTAAGCAAACAAAACATCAGCCAATTGACGATTTATTTGGAAGAATTAATCAAACAAGGCAAGACACCTCAAGTTACGATCAAAGAAAAGGTTAGCGGTGATAAAAGGTCGCTTGAAGCAAATAAGTTCTTGTGGGGCAGGTTATATAAAAGCATTAGTCAATTTACAGGCTACTTACCTATGGAAGTGCATCTTCTATGCGGGCATCTTTTCTTATCTGAACAGAAAACTATTAATGGAGTTCAAGTTCCTTATGTTCGCTCAACAACTGATCTTACAGTCGAGGAATTTACATTTTACATACAGAATATTGAGAGTTATTTTGCCCAATTAGGATGGTCAATTGAACAAGGATGAGAAAAAGCATTACGATAAACTGTCACAATTAGGATGTATAGTATGTAGGCGAGAAGGATGGGGTTATTCTTTACCTGAAATACACCATATGCGATCAGGACAAGGACATAAACGCGCTCATTGGACTTTAGCTTATCCTTTATGTCCAAATCATCATAGAAATGGCGGTTATGGGATAGCTTTTCATGCTGGAGCTAGAGCGTTTGAAACAAAATTTGGAACTGAAGCAGAATTATTAGCAGAAACTTTAAACTTAATCAAGGACAATTTATGATAGAATTATTGTTCGGTGTTATCGTTATGATAATTGCCATTTATTTTATGAATAGGTAATTTAATGCCAACTGCACCTCTTAACACCAAGTGTCGGGAATTAGGTTGCAAAAATGAAAAGACTAGCCGATCAACTTTTTGCAATGAGCATGGTGGCGCTATAACAGAAAAAGGCAAAGAAAATAGTAAGCTTTATGCAACGGCCTTTTGGAAAAAACAAAGAGTTATACAATTAAGTAAGAAACCATTATGTGAAGCATGTTTGCTTGAAGGCAAAGTAGTTCAAGCGCTTCATATAGACCATGTATTTCCTCACAGACAAGATCAAAATAAATTTAGAAGTAATTTGTTTCAAAGTTTGTGTGCGCCCCATCACACACTAAAAACTCAAGAAGAAAACAAGGGCATTTATCTTTACTATTCACCCAATGGAATCATTCAATACGATGACACAGATTATGCCAAACAAATTGCTGACCAAACAGAATTTGCGTAAGATATATAAACTTTGTGCATCATTACCGCCATTTAACGAATACCCTATGCCCCAGCCACATAAGATTAGTTTTAGTGTAATAAATACTAATGAAGTGTTTGGTTACTTTCATACAGAGCCAATGAGAATTGAGATTGATAAGATGTGCGACACTTGGGATCATATATTCCAAACTATGATGCATGAGTGCATTCATGTTGCATTATATAAAAGCAATCACCATGACTTTGACCAGCATGAATTAAAGTTTAATAGAATAGCTAAAAGAATTTGTGATATGTATAAATTTGATATAAAGGAGTTTTAAATGAATATGGATAAAATAGCAAATATGTTGTTTCCTGTAATTGTTTCAGCTATTGCATGGTTACTTACTTCAATGGCTTCTATTCAAGCAGACTTAATCAGCATTAAATCTAAAATGCCTAATCTTATTACAGAACAAGGTGTGCCAACTGATAGCCCTATATCTGCTGAAGCAAGAGCTAGACTTAAAGAAGAATTAAAGGCGCAAATGGGTGAATTAAATGTGCGTATTCGCATACTCGAAGAACATGACATGCAAAGGAAAGGTAAATAATGCTTACACTTATTAGCTCGCTCTTATCATTTTTTAGCGGTGGATTACCAAACATCCTAAACTTTTTTCAGGATCGTTCTGATAAAAAGCATGAGATGGACATGGCTCGATTACAAACAGAACGAGAATTGCAAATGGCAGAGCGTGGATTTGTAGCTCAAGCTAAAGTTGAGGAAATACATTTAGAACAATCACAAGTAGAAGCTCAAGCACAAGAGCGCAATGCTTTATATAATCATGATATTGAAATAAGCAAAGGCGCATCTAAATGGGTTATTAACATTCGTGCATTAGTAAGACCTGTTATTACTTATGGTTTATTTAGCCTTCTTGTTTTTGTAGAAGTGTTTGGTTTCTTTTATGCTATTCGCACAGGTGTTGATTTTCAAATTGCTATGAATTTATTATGGGATGACGAAACACAAATTATATGGGCTTCAGTTGTTTCATTTTGGTTCGGAACTCAAGCATTTAAAAAATGAAGATTTCAGACAATGGCATCAATCTTATCAAAAGGTTTGAGGGTGTTCGCTATAAGCCTTACAAGTGTGCTGCTGGGCTGTTCACAATTGGTTACGGACACCTCATTGGTGATGGCAAACAACTCCCTGATAGTTGGAATAAAACTTTCACAGAAAGAGAAGTAGATGAGTTATTACGAAAAGACCTTGCACGATTTGAAAGAGGAGTGGCTATGCTATTCCCTGTGTCTTATCGATTCACTCAAGGAACTTATGATGCAGTTATATCATTCGCTTTTAACCTTGGGCTTGGCACATTACAACGCTCTACTGTTCGCTCTGCTTTGTTACGCGGTGATAAAACTATGGCAGGCGAATCGTTATTGAAGTATTGTAGAGCAGGTGGTAAGATACTAAAGGGATTGCAATTAAGAAGGCAAGCAGAACATAAACTACTAATGACATAGGATAAGACAATGGATAAGACAGAAATATTAAGAACTGCTAATGAGTATATAAGTAAAGACCGACAACAAACGCATGGACAAGCAGAGAACAACTTTGCTAACATAGGAAGATTATGGTCAGCTTATCTCAATCATCCAATCACACCTCAAGATGTTGCAATACTAATGACACTACTCAAGATAGCTAGATACAAAGGCAATCCATCTCATGTTGATAACGCAATAGATATGTGTGGCTACGCAGCATTAGCGGGCGAGCTAGGGCAAGGGGGTATAAATGAAATTAAGTAAAGGTGCTAACCTATTGAATAACTTAATGTTTTTGGGGGTGCTAAACGAG